TGAAAATCCCTGGATGTTTGAAGGAATCCCTTTTTTATCTGAGAATATTGACGATAACTTCGGTTTTGTCTATCTCATTACAAATCTCACAAACAATCGCCAGTACATCGGTAGAAAATACTTTTGGCAGTTTAGAACTCCCAAAGGTAAAAAACGAAAAGTAAAATCGGAATCCGATTGGAAAAAGTATTATGGGTCTTGTCCAGAACTTAAAGAAGACATTATCAAATTCGGCAAGCAAAATTTTAGCAGATCTATTATCAGCCTTCATCAGACAAAGGGCAAAACTAATTTTGAGGAAACAAGACAACTTTTTATTAATGGAGTCCTCTCAGAATCCCTTGACACAGGAGTCCCCAAATACTATAATAGCAATATCCTCAGCAGATACTTCAGAAAAGATTATTATGAAGGAAACGGATGTGGTGATGCAAGCCCGTGATTGGGCAATCAACAGGATTCAAGAAATGTCACAGACAGAATCAGTTGAGCAAATCTATGATAGACTTTCACTGATGGATGAATGGTACGAATGGTTCGATCTTGACAAAATGGATGGAATGGACTATATTGTACTCGAAGATACAACTCAAGGTTCTGAATCAGAGATCTGAGTCTTCTTTTTGGGTACGTAGCATAATGGATAATGCCCCCGCCTTCTAAGCGGTAGATTGTAGGTTCAAGTCCTACCGTACCTGCCTCGCGGGATTAGTTCAGTGGTAGAACGTCAGCCTTCCAAGCTGAATGTCGTCGGTTCGAGTCCGATATCCCGCTTTAGACAGGGAGTGAGCACCCTGCCATGGTACTAACCATACTGTGAATGAGAATTGGTTACTCTCTTGCTCCACTACAAACTGTCAGTATACTGGGTGTAGCGCCCACATAGCATACGGATTAGTGTAGTGTATCGCTTGATTAGCTCAGCGGTAGAGCATCTCGTTTACACCGAGGCGGCCGGCGGTTCGATCCCGTCATCAAGCATTTCAAATTTCTATATGGAATACATTTTCAAATCAGATTTTTATGTAAAATTTAAACCACCAAATGCTGATGAATTAATTTCAAAACTTGATGGAGTTGACTTAAAATTGGCAAATACATCAGTGTTTATGTGGGGAGAATTATGTAAAGTAGACAGAATTTCTTTAAATATTGATGATTGGATGAATGACATTATACCAATCTTGAATAACTTTTCAAAAGAAATGAACTACACGGATGGATACTTTGTAGAAAATCCATGGATTAATCTTTATCATAAAGGTTCTTTTCAAGAGGCGCATGATCATTATCCATCTGATCTTGCTTTAGTATTTTTTATTAATACTGGAAAAAACTTTTCAAATTTTTATTTTTATGATAAACTTCGATCTTCACTAACGCCTAATATTTCAGATTTACTTTACAATATAGGTTATAATCCTACAAAAATTATAGATGTTGAAGCAGGAGATGCCATAATATTCCCTAGTAATATATTGCATGGTGTCAGCCCCCATAATTCTGATATTATTAGGAAGACACTTTCAACTAATATCAAGTTAACTAAATAAATCACCTATACTCTGTATAATGATTATTGTAAGGTGCAAAGATTGTGGAAAAGAATTGGTTAGCACAAGTAAAGTTCAATTCTGTGGTTGCCCCAATCAAATGAGGGTTTCTGATAATAATGTTGGTGCCGTTGACTTAGATAAAGTTGTGATGGTTACTAATAATTTGGAGAGAAAGATTGATAGTCATTTCTCTAGATCAGAACTTTTGTATCAAGAAGAAAGGAGAAAGAGAAAAGTTCGCAAATTAGACTTTGAAATTAAGTGAAAAAGGTATGGGAAATTTGGAAGTATGCTATCGGAAGTTTTAGTGACGATAAAACAGAACCGTATGACAATTACGTTGCTGGCATACGTACTTTAATATTTGTCAGTTACATGATTACAAATATTTTTATTGTGTCTGGAGTCATAAGACACTGGAATAATACGCCTGTAGAAAATGAATATATATTTGACAATAACGTAGCAAATTGCTACATTAAATAGTAACGTAGACAATCTTTCTACCATCATGCATCCCGACGACTTACAAAACTGGAAAACTATCAAAGAAACCTTTGAAAAAAATGGTACAACAGACAACTTCTATTATAAGAGGGCTTGTGCTATTGTAAGAGGAGAACCTGATCCCATGGATAATTTGAAAAATGTCTCACAGGATGGATGAGATCAAACCTGCACATCTCGTTACTAAAGAGGAGTGTCAGAAGATGATTGATAAAGCAATTGACAGACACAATAAAACTGCTACACTTATTAGTGCAGTTTTAGGATGTACTGTCTTAGGATTTTACTCTCATGGATTATTCACCCTGGTTAACAAATAATGGAAATTTATACCATTGAGGAATTTCAAGAACGCTGGGATGAAATGATATCTCGCGTGGAAAATGGTGAGCACATTGGTATTACAAATGGCACTCACACAGCGGTTATGATACCCGCAGATGTCATTGAGGGACTGTCGCATATTGGTTAATGCGCTCTGCTTATAACGGAGTCAATCGGGTTCAATTCCCGACAGTCCTACCAGGGGGTTTAGCAATCTGGTGAATGCAGCAAACTCATAATTTGCCTAAGGTGGGTTCAATCCCCGCAACCCCTATTGACAAGGATACATAAGTCAGTTATACTTGATTCGTCAACACACAGGACAATGACACTGACTACCAAATTCAAGAAGGACGTGCAAACTCTCCGTAGCGCAGCAAATGGAGAAATCTTTCTAGATGTAAAGAATCCAAAACTTTTCAAGAAAGTACGTAAGTTTTATGAGAACAACGGGGTTGTATTTTCTGGAGATCCAATGGATGATTATGATATGTTGATGGAATACGTATATAATGATCTCGAAACGGTTGAGGTTAAGTCGTGAATTGGACTGAACAAGAAACTGCAGAATATTTCTATCGCGAAACACTGGTTGACTCTGGTGTTCCTCTTGATAAAATTAAACCATTAGACGGTTCTGATGAATCACTTGTCAAAAAAATCAATGCCTACTTCCAAGATCAAAGTTCTTTTTGAACGCTTCCCATATCGTTACGTAGAGTCTGGTGTTCTTGAGAATGGACACCCTGACTACCGTATTCAAAAAGCAGATCATTATACTAAGAGATATAGTGATATGTATCTGCTTGATAATCAGATGCAACTTATTACTGCTATTGATGACTTTGAATACACTAAGTGGTTAGATCCATCCGGTGTTCCTAGTTATGTTAGAGATGTTGTATCAAAAAACTAAATGTCCTTATATTTACGTTAAGGAAAATGCTTTAACTAAAGAGCAGTGTCAAACCATCATACATTTTCTTGATAACTCTGAACTCTCTTCACGGGAATATTATCAATTGGCACGGGGTGATTTACATCCTGAATTTAATTTTTGTAAGGACATCGTTATTCGTAGTGTTTATGAATACATGGAGGATCATCCTTTTTTAAAAGTTTTGTATAAACCTTTTGAAATCGATGAGCATTGGAACCTTCAAAAGTATTATCCAGGCCAATCATATTGTGGTGAACACATGGAACACGGTGCTGAAGATTATAATTGCCGCAGACTCTTGGCATGGATGTTTTACTTAAATGATGTTGAGGACGGTGGTGAAACTTACTGGCCTCAGCAAAATTTTAAAAAACCTGCTAGAGAGGGAGACTTATGTATTTGGCCTGCTTCTTGGACTCATAGTCACAAAGGATTAGTTTCTAATACAGAAATTAAATACATTGCCACTGGATGGTGTTCTTTCATTCACTAAACTAAATAGTCCTATAGAATTTTTTTAATTACTATGGCAACAAAAGGAACAGCAGCAAAGTCTGCCAGCGGTGCAGCGATGTCTAAGTATGATGTTGAAGTTGAAGGAAGACTTAAAGCACTTGAAGCAAAAGCACATGAAAAATGTGGTGGTGGAGGAGAAGATGCAGACAGGATTGCTGCATTGGAAAAAAAAGTTGAAGAACTTGCAGAAAAGATCGCATATAAACTCGGTATCTGATATAATCATTAAGTAAACTCAATTCATCATGTCTGAATATACAAAGACTGCACTGGTGTTTGGTGCAGGTGGCTTTATTGGAAGTCACATGGTAAAACGACTCCGCGAAGAAGGTTATTGGGTTCGTGGAGTCGATTTGAAGCAACCAGAATTTTCATCTACCAGGGCTAATGAATTTGTCCTTGGAGATTTGAGAGATGTTTCTTTTGTTAAAAGAGTCCTTGAGTTCAAAGGATATCGCGGAAACTTTTACAACAGTGTTCCTGAAAGATTGATCGAATCTTTTGATGAGATCTATCAGTTCGCTGCTGATATGGGTGGTGCTGGTTACATCTTTACTGGTGAACATGATGCAGATATCATGCACAACTCTGCATCTATTAATCTAAATCTGCTTGAAGAGCAACGCAAGTTGAATGAAAGAACAGAAGTAAACAAAACTAAGATTTTTTACTCTAGTTCTGCTTGCATGTATCCAGAGTACGCTCAGGAAGAAGTAGACAATCCTGGACTGAGAGAAAATGATGCATATCCTGCTGCCCCTGATTCGGAGTACGGTTGGGAAAAACTCTTTAGCGAAAGACTTTACCTTACTTATAACCGCAATCACGGTATTCCTGTTCGTGTTGCTCGCTATCACAACATCTTTGGCCCAGAGGGAACCTGGGAGGGAGGAAAGGAGAAAGCTCCAGCTGCAATCTGCCGTAAAGTCGCAGATCTCTCATCAATGGGTGGATCCATTGAGGTGTGGGGAGATGGTTTACAAACTCGTTCCTTCCTGTTCATTGACGAATGCATTGAAGCAACTCGACGATTGATGGACTCAGACTTTAAGGGCCCGGTTAATATTGGTTCAGAAGAGATGGTTTCCATCAATGAATTGGTTGAAACTGTTGCTGAAGTTGCTGGAAAGGTTGTTCAAAAGCGTCACAAACTTGATGCTCCTTTGGGTGTCCGTGGACGTAACTCAAACAATGATCTTGTAAGAGAAAAACTTGGATGGGATTATTCTCAGACTCTTAAAGAAGGTATCAGAAAGACTTATATTTGGATTGCTAAGCAGGTTGAAGCACGATGAATATTACAGTATTGGGATCTAATGGACAGATCGGTTCTTATCTTACCGAACATCTTCGTAGTAAAGGGCATAAAGTCACTGAAATCGACAAAGAGTTAGGATTTCACCATGACTTAAGAGTAACGCCAAACACATTTGTTGAAAAAGCAATTAAGAGTGCTGACTTTGTATTCTTTCTTGCTTTTGATGTTGGTGGTTCACGTTACCTAAAGAAATATCAGCATACATTTGAGTTTAATAATAACAATACTCGTATGATGGCAAACACTTTCCGTTTGCTAGAAAGATATAATAAGAGATTTGTGTTTGCATCATCTCAAATGAGTAACATGTCTTACTCTCCTTACGGTGTGATGAAACGTGTGGGAGAACTACACACCACTGCACTCAAGGGACTGACTGTTAAGTTCTGGAATGTCTATGGCATTGAGAATGACATGGAAAAGGCACATGTAATTACAGACTTCATCCGTAAAGGGTTTGAAGAAGGTGATTTTGAAATGTTGACTGATGGTACTGAAGAGCGTCAGTTCCTCTACGCAGAGGACTGCTGTGAGGCACTAGAGACAGTGATGGAAAACTATACCGACTTCAAACCAGAGGATCCTCTTCATATTACTTCTTTCAATGCAACCACTATTAAAGAGGTTGCTCAGATTATTATGGGACAGTTCCGTATGATTGGTAAAGAAGTTTCTATTAAATCTGGACTCGCTAAAGATAGTGTTCAGATGGATAAGAGAAATGAGGCAGATACTTATATTACTGGGTGGTGGTTACCTAAAACAAATATGCAGGATGGCATTGCAAAAGTCTTCAATGAAATGAAAAAGAAATATGTCTAGATGCAGTTCATACATTTAGTACAAGGTGCATATTCAAAAGAATCATGTGCTAATTTAATTCATTATCTTGAGACTAATATTAGTTCTGTTAATCCAGGAAAGGCTGGAAGCACGGAATTAGATTGTTCAACACTCCATATGGATATTGATTTTGGTAATCCTAACCCAAATACTTTTGGTTTAGAAAATGCTCTAGATTATGCTCTATACGAATACAAGAACAAATTTCCCTTAATTGATTCAAATATTGGTAGATGGCATGTAACTCCAACTTGCAATCTAACAAAATACAAACCAAACAATTATTATAAGTATGTTCATTGTGATACTGGCAAAACAACTCGCAAACGTATTCTGGTATGGACGATATATTTGAACAATATAAAAGAAGGTGGTGGAACTCACTTCATACACCAAAATTTTACAACTGAACCAGTTGCTGGAAATCTTTATATTTTTCCTGCTGGTTGGACACACATGCACGTTGGTGTAAATGCACCTAATGAAACAAAGTATTTACTTACTGGATGGGTAGAAGCAGATGACATTTGAAGTATCGCATTGGAGTGGTAGATTAGGTAATAACATCCAACAGGTTGCTAATTGTTTAATGGCTGCTGAGGGTTATAAGTCTGTCTTCATCCAAAAATTAGATCATGATATTATCAACAATTTTAAAGTTGATTTTCAAGAAATTTCTCACACTTCACAGTGGGCGGGAAAAGGTAGATATTACTCATGGGAACCCTTAATTCATTGTGAGAAAGGTATTCATGAAGGTGGCAATGAAACAGGTGTAGAGAGAGATTTTATTTACGAACACATGCGTCGTATTTGTAAAAATTACATTGCACCAAATCTTGAATTACCGGATAAGAAAACAATCGGTGACGAAACAATTGTGATGCATTTGAGGAGTGGTGATAATTATCACCGCATTTTCGATCCTCCAACAAATTATGTTCCTAATCCTCTTATTTTTTATCTCAATTTGATTGAGAGTTTTGAAAATTGTATTCTTATTACTGAACCTGACGATAAAAATCCTATCGTTCACGAACTTAGAAAGATTGATAAGGTTCAGATTCAGTCTTCTACAGTTGCAGAAGACTTTGCAACTTTAATGAGTGCTAAGAATCTTGCACTCTCTGGTGTTGGTACGTTTGCCATGGCAGCAGCACTTTGTTCTAGTAATATTGAGAATCTGTTCACCACAGATCTGCTATTGACTGAGCACCTAAATTATACTATGCTATTGAATACAGATGTTGAAGTTCATGTAATGGAATTGGGAGATGATTATATTCCAGTTATTCCTTGCAGTTGGGCTAACACTGAAGAGCAAAGACAGTTTATTCTAAATTATAGATGAAAATCTTCGTTACAGGTTGTGCTGGTTTGCTTGGCGCTAACTACGCACGACATCTTCTTGCTGATGGGCATGAAGTAATAGGTATTGACGATCTCTCTGGAGGGTACAAAGCGTTTGTGCCTAAAGGGGAGAAGTTTACGTTTGTTAAATTAGACTTAGAAAAGAGGAAAAAAGTTGCTGAACTTTTTGCGGAGCATCAGCCTGATGTTCTACTTCATTTCGCGGCGTATGCAGCTGAAGGACTTTCTCCTTTTATTCGTAATTACAATTATCGTAATAATCTTATCGTTTCCGCTAATTTAATCAACGAGTGTATTACATATGGGACGAAAATCATCTTCACTTCTAGTATGGCAGTCTATGGTGATCAAGAACCACCCTTTACCGAAGATAAACGTCCACAACCTATTGATCCATATGGTATTGCAAAATATGCGGTAGAGTGTGATTTAAAACTCGCTCACGAACAGTTTGGACTCCGGTATAATATTGTTCGTCCTCATAATGTTCTTGGCATCTATCAAAATATTTGGGATAGATATCGTAATGTTATTGGTATTTTTATCCGCAAAGCACTAAACGAACAACCCATCCTTGTATATGGTGATGGAGAACAGACTCGTGCTTTCTCAGATATTCAATACTATATGGAACCGTTTGATAAACTTCTTACGGGACATGATGGTGAGATCTTTAATATTGGTGCTGATAAACATTTCACTCTGAATGAAGTTGCGGAAACAGTTCAGAGTATTGCTAAGAAGTATGGATATGAAGTTCCTATTGAGCATGGAGAACCACGTCACGAAGTAAAACATGCTTATTGTGATCATACCAAAGCAAAGACATTACTCAATTTTAAAGATAAAACTCAACTGAACGAACTTATTGAAAGTATGTTTGTTTGGGCTATGAAGCAACCAAATAGGAAAGTGAAAGACATGGAGTATGAAGTTACAAAGGACATTTACGATTATTGGAAATGAGTATTAATAGAGAAGGTGAATATCCTACAGGATCTGAACGTTATTTTACCTCAAAATATAATAGATTGAGATACAAGTTTCCGGGTTCAGAAAAAATTTCTGAAAATTATTCGCAATCAATGCAAGACTTATTTGTTCTTTCTATGTTAGATGGAAAGAAAGATGGGGTTTATGTGGAAATTGGTGCAGACAAACCAGTAGTTATTAATAATTCTTGGATGCTTGAACTTCATTATGACTGGACAGGTGTTTCCTTTGAGATTGATGAAAGTAAGGTTGAATATTTTAATATTGTTAGAAAAAACAAATGTATTTGTACTGATGCCACTACTTTTGACTATAAATCTCTTTTTGAGGAAAGAAACTATTCAAAACAAATTGATTATCTTCAAGTAGATTGTGAACCTCCAGAAATTACTCTTCAATGTTTAAAACAACTCCCTTTAGATGATTATAGATTCTCAGTAATAACTTTTGAGACTGATTTATATGCTGGAGGATATGATGTTCAGAAAGAACAATGGGAAATATTATGTTCTTTGGGGTATCAAAGAGTTGCAAAAAACGTAAACAATGAAGGAAATCCCTTTGAAGACTGGTGGGTTGATCCTAAAGTTGTTTCTGAAGAAAGATGGAAACCCTTTATGATTGATGATGTAGAATTTAGTAAAATTGTTTTAACGTAATGAAAATTTTTGATTCGTTTATCTTCTTTAATGAACTTGAGTTGCTTGAGATGCGTCTTAACATCTTGGGTGATGTTGTAGACAAATTTATTCTTACTGAGTCTCCATATACTGTCAGTGGTAATGAGAAACCTCTATATTATGATGAAAATAAGGATAAATTCGCTAAGTGGCAAGACAAAATTGTTCATAACATAACTGAAGAGATTCCAAATGACTTCTCCCATATGCTTGAGAAGTCTAAATTTCACGTCGGTTATAGTGAACTTGATCCATATGGAACCCCATTTATTAATCTACCCGTTCGATTTCAACGTGCAGTGTATAATCGAAATGCTAGTTGCTTTGGTATTGAAAAAGCAGGTGCCAAGGATGAAGATATCGTGATGACTAGTGATGCTGATGAAATTATCAATCCATATATCTTAGAGGATACTAAATGGTTTGATCCTAATAATCATTATGTTGCTGTAGGCCCTGCATATTACTATAAGTTGAACTTCCTTTATCAAGATGATTGGATGGGAACACGTCTTTGTACTTGGAAGCATCTTAAGAATACAACAATTGATCAGCATCGTCAGAATCATCAAAACGCTCATAAAATTTTAGACGGAGGTTGGCACTTTAGTTTCTTAGGTAACGCCGAGAACTTTAAGTTAAAACTTGCTTCTTATGAACATACGGAAAATAATACTGCCGCTAATACTAGTAATGCAGAAGAAAAGGTTGAGCAGGGACTAGATCCTCTAAACAGAGGTATGACATATAAAGCAGTTCCTATTGATGAAAATTACCCCGAATATATTCAGAATAATCAGGAGAAGTACGCAGAATTTATTAAACCATGGAACTAATAGAAGGTGTAGCACTATCACAACTATGTGACTATTCTTTTGGGGATCAGTCAGGGCAGTGGAGTGGTATCTACACGCACTTTATGAAAGAAGCTAACCTGATGAACTTTGAGTTTGTCA